CCGCAGGATAGAAATAGATTACCTTTGCTCCAGGATATACTTTATCAACTTCAGACTGAACGTCTTTCTTCATAGGTCTTCCTCTTTGTGGAAAGAACATTTGAAGGGATTTAGTTGATCCTCTAAAAACTAAATTGATAGTATAGTAATTTCCATACATAGCAATTCGGTCTACACCTTCACCTAGAAATGTTTGGAAAGATTTCATATTTTGGAGGCATCTATATGATTATTTAGATTGGTTATCTTTAGATGCTTGTTTCAACATCTTTTGTAGATCTGCTGTGCTTCCAACAAACAATGCATTATTAGTGACATTAGTGGGGCTTCTTTTCGATTCCTCATTGACATCTTTCAGTTTCTTCTGAAGGTCCATTAATTTATCTGTGGTATCAGCCACATTTTTTATTAGTTGTCCAGCAACTTCATAAGCTCTAGGTGAATCTGATTCTTGTGATAACTCAAGAATACCATCAATTGCTTCCTGTCCTTTCTCAATCAAAGAATATAGATGACCTCTAGTATACTCATAGTCTCTATCAATATCTGGTTTTTCTTCTCGCACAGGTTTCTTTTTGGCGACAGGTTTTTCCTCGGGCAATACTTCCGAAGGAGTAATGTCTAGGGACTCGTCGATAGTATCAAAGTTCTTGCTCATAATTCACTATCTCTACTCTGACTAATACTATAAACTTGTCCATCCTGATATTCAGTTCTTGATTCGCCAAATCCAAAATCATCCTCATCTAGATTTGCTTCTACATATGCATCATCTTGAATGGTAATTGCATTAATCGGAACATCGATATCGTGGGGTACAGCAACAGTTCCATATTCTCCCCTTTCTACATGTAATCGTTGTCCACTCTTGGACTTGATTCTCATAACTTCTTCATCAATTTGAATGTAACTATTAGAAACGAACGGAGTTGCATCAGACACAGCAAATGCAGTTACTTGATCATTAAATACTTCTCCAGTTCTGGCAGTATCATCATTATCATAATCTTTAATAGCAATAGGGACAGCAGTATATCTAAGTTGTCTATCTGGAGTTTTGAGATTATCAGTTCCCTGCATATAATCAACCTGAACTTTCTTGATGAGTCCATCAGTAGTTGCATTAATGGGTCCGTAAAGATATGCTTTACAAGTAAAATTCAAAGTATAAATTAAAGCTCTTCTGGTTAAGAAGTCTCCTTCATAATTATCATCCATCTGAATTGCTTCTAATACAATTGGGATATCTCTAGTTTCTCCAATAGTATTAGTAAGATTAACTGTTAGATTAAATGATGGTTGAAAATAAGGTAAAATTTGTTCTAATATTTGGAGAGCATCTTCATTGAGTTTCGTTAGTATACTCAATTGCATATTAATATTATATGGGACAGGCATATATCCCTTAATCAATTTGTTTGTATCTTTATTAACAGCCTTAAAAGTTTGCATAGTAGAAATTTTTCTACTAGAGTCATATTCAACTCCGATCATTTCAAATGACATTCTAGGTAATGTAATCGCACCAGCTGGTTTACCTGGAGATCTTAAATCTCTACTTTGCTCTAGTCGTGCTAGAAACTTTTGAGTTGGTCCATAAGAGATTGGAACATTAAAGACACTAAATGTATTGTCATTTTTATCTTGATGTTTTATTTCTATCCCATTAAAAAGAGTTCCGAAAGAAATAATTATCTTTCTAATAATTTCGTGATAGAAATGAGAAGTTAACATGATACAGTATTTTTAATTATTTAGACTTCCCCAAAAGGATTTCTTTCTGTAAAATCAATAATGCTGTCTGCTTCAAATTCAATCTCATCATTGGAAGCAAACTCATTGCCTTCAAAATTAGAATTGGCAGCAGCAACAGTATAACTTGCTGCCGCACCAACAATAGTTTCTCCGTACTGGAAATCTCCAGTTGCATTGCCAAGTTTTAATATTCTATTACCAGAATCCCAAGAAGCAACAAGTGCGCTTGTGCCACTAGAAACTCCTCTCACAGATTCTCCGATTACGAAATTGCCAAAGAATGGATTTGCAACTTCCTGAATATCTACTAATGGAGAAACCGCAGTGTAACCAGTTCCTGCATTAGAGAATCTAATTTGAACGACACTAGATCCAGTACTTACAACTGATTCTGCCTGTGCGTTTTTAATTAGATCTGATGTATTACTAGACTGTGGAATGAATACTGATGTAACTCCAACTGTTGGGGTGAATCCATATCCGAATCCACCTGCATCAATTGTTACTGGTCCCAAAACACCAGTTGAAACTATTGCGGTAGCAATAGCAACCGATGTTGGTTTACCTCTACTGAAAGTAATATTTGGAGGTGTAGTATATCCAGTTCCTGGATTGATTAATAGAACTCTATCAATAGCGTAATTAGAAACACCAGTCCTACTTGTCATAATAGCAACTGCAGTTGCCTGTTGACCAAGATCTGGTTTCTCAATAGTCATCAATGGACTGGAAACATATCCACTACCACCATAAACAATTTGTAGTCCAGATACTTCTCTATCATCATTAAGAGAGGCATAAACTTCTGGATATTCATTATTCAGATTTTCAACGAACTGAGATGTCTTAGATGTTGGTGTATCTATTTCTTGTTCTGATGTTGTTGTTGGAACAAGAGCTTCACTAGCAGTTCTGAAAGAAGTATCCCCAGTAAGATTGAGAGTCACATGATCTAGATATCCAATATACCCATCTTTAATTGTGTTTAGTTTGCCTAGACCAGAATCATCCGCACCATAATGTAGTTGGTTGTTCGCAAAGAACATGATTGGGTCTGCATTACTATACTCAGATCCAGGATTGCCATTCACACAGAGTTTAGCATTAGAACCATGTTGTTCAATTCTAATGAAGTTCCATGCATTCAATGTAAGTGGATTTGGATTTTCAATGGCAGTAGATCCAGAAGCAAAAACTACAGTTCCAGAATCTCTATGGTATACTTTGATTCTGTCAGACCACAAAATAACTCCACCATAACTTGGATTTGGAGTAAATGTAGTTGGATAAAACCACATACTAAAAGACAATCTCCCATCTTCAGTATCTCTAGAGTCAATATTTGTTGGGAACTCAAATCTTGACTGTTCCGTATCCTGAGTATTGGCGTGATATAAGGAGTTATTTCCAAACTTTGTTTGTGTTGCTACCGTTCTGTTTGGCGGTGTGAAAGTTACTTGTGGAATCTGAATATAATTTGTTCCACCAAAATCCAAATGGACTGTTTTTACACGACCATTGACCGCAGTTGCAATACCAGTGGATTGATTTCCTCTGGTTGGTTTTGAAACATATACTGATGGTGTTGCTTTATAATTACCATCGTTGAATAATTGAATATATTGTACGGACTTTGTTCCAAAGATTGTAGATGCAAGAGACACTGATGCAGTTGCATTATTATAAGTATCCTTGGCCAACTGAAGAGATAGTACTTGACCACCCATAGATACGGGTTCCATGACTTCATCGCCATTGACACCAGCAAGAGTATCTGGAAGATCAATGACTTCATCTTCATATTCAAAGATCTCGCATCTCAATTCATACATGTAAAGATCATTGAGTTGATAGAAAGGAACTTTCGTCTCTACAAACTTAATTTCAAACAATGCGTTGTCTAGAGGGAGATAGATTAAATCTCCTTCTTGAGGTCTAGTTGCAACTTTAATTTCATCTTCTGGCCACAACTTCAATAGAGGAGATATAAAATCATCATATCTTTCTTTGGATATGACTAATTGTATCTCGTCTTGTGATCTAACTCCAAATTTTGATAAAATTTCGGATGGACTTCCAAATCCATCAAAGTTAACCAAGTAAGCTTCAAGTCTAAAACTATCATCAAACCTAGATGCAGTTATTTCTTTAATAACTGTTTGCTCATTAACAATCCTCCTAGGCATGTACAAGACATCCTGACCGAACATTTTTAGATGTTCGTTAACCAAGTCCTGAACCAATCTCTGTTCGCTTGGTGAACCGTGAAGGAAAAATGGATTTAGGGGCATTATCCTATAATGTCTAAAGGTGGCATGGCATATTCGGTCATCAACTTTTGTTCATGATCTTCCAACTCTCGTTGAGCGTCATCAAACAGTTGTCTACCGTTCATCTCAAGTCCGCCAGGAAGTTTAACTCCTTGAAACTTAATAAGGTTTTGTCCCCATTGTCTTTTAATTAGGGATGTTGTATATCTTTTAATCCATAGATCATTATATACAGCAGTTTCACTTTCTGGATCTACAACTCTATAACAATCTAATATTAGAAAATGATCTTCTGTAAGTTCTTTTAGATTTATATCCATATACAATCTACCGTTCTTTTTATTAAATCTTATTTGAACATCTGGATTAAGTAGATAGTCTATAGTCTCCAAGTATGATTTTGTTTGACTATAATTCAATAAATCTATTGCGCCGTAGTAGTATAAATCATTAAGGAAGAGTTGATATTTTATATTGAACATCCCCGCCGA